GTATTAAGAGAATATCGTTTTGAAGGAATTTATCCAAACGTTGTAAGTTCCATACCTCTTGATTATGGTGCAACAGATCAGATTGAGGAGTTTCAAGTAACATTTAACTACTTATTCTACTCAGTTACTGATGGAATAACCATAGGTGAATCAGGTAGTCCAGATGGAGCATCTCTTATCTAAATAGTTGATTTATATAACATTTTAAGATATAATATAAATACCAGTAAAGGTATAATTATACAATGGCACAATTATTTGGTTTCTCGATTGATGATTCGTATAAGAAACCGTCACCATCAGTAGTCTCACCTGTCCCCAAAAATAATGAGGATGGTGCAGACTACTATTTGGCTTCTGGGTTCTATGGTCAATATCTTGATGTAGAGGGAGTATTTAAAACAGAATATGATTTAATTCGTAGATATCGTGAGATGGCACTTCATCCCGAAGTTGATTCTGCGATAGAGGATATTATAATTGAAGCGATTGTTGCAGACCAACATGATTCTCCAGTTCAAATTGACCTTGAAAATTTAAACGTAGGGCCAAATATTAAGGATCTTATTCGTTCAGAGTTTCAATACATCAAAGAGATGTTGGACTTTGATAAGAAAGCACATGAGATATTTCGTAATTGGTATGTAGATGGAAGAATATATTATCATAAAGTCATAGATTTAGAAAAACCAGAAGAAGGAATTAAGGAACTTAGATATATTGATGCTCTTAAAATTAAATATGTAAGAGAACAAAAGAAAAAAGGTGGTGCAAATGCGATTCAATATACGCCAGGCAATAATCCAGGCGCTAGTAATGATCCACTAAATGCAGATTTTGAAGGTTTAACAGAATATTTTATATACACTCCTCATTCATATCAAAAAAATCAATATGGTTCTGTTGCAGTCACAGGACAACAAAAGGATGCAGTTAAGTTTGCAAAGGATGCTGTTGCATACTGCACATCAGGATTAGTTGATCGTAATAAACAAACTGTTCTTTCTTACCTACAGAAAGCAATTAAATCACTCAATCAATTAAGAATGATTGAAGATTCACTAGTCATCTATCGTATGTCTCGTGCTCCAGAAAGAAGAATATTCTATATTGATGTTGGTAATTTACCAAAGGCAAAGGCAGAACAATATCTTCGTGAAGTTATGGCCAGATATCGTAATAAATTAACTTACGATGCAAACACTGGTGAGATTCGTGACGATAAGAAATATATGTCAATGATGGAAGATTTCTGGCTACCGAGAAGAGAGGGTGGTCGTGGAACTGAGATATCAACATTGCCTGGCGGACAAAATTTAGGAGAACTTACAGACGTAGAATATTTCCAAAAGAAACTTTTCCGTTCCTTGAACGTTCCTGAGTCTCGCATGGCTGATAATGCAAGTTTCAGTTTAGGTCGTTCATCAGAGGTTCTAAGAGATGAACTTAAGTTTAGTAAGTTTGTTGGAAGAATGAGAAAGAGATTTAGTAATCTTTTCCATGATATACTTAAAACTCAACTCATTCTTAAGAATGTAGTAACACCAGAAGAGTGGGAACAAATGAGTGATCATATTCAATATGATTACCTATACGATAATCACTTTGCTGAACTCAAGGATGCAGAATTAATGCAAGAAAGACTAGGTTTAGTTGCGACTGCTGACCCATATATCGGAAAATATTATTCTGTAGATTATATTCGTCGTAAGATTTTACGTCAGACTGACAGTGAAATCAATGAAGAGGATAAACTAATTGCATCTGAAAGAGAGGCTGGACTTATTCCACCAACTGAACAAGAGTTACAAATGGCACAAATGGCTATGGATGCACAGGGTAATAAGGATAATCTTGGTAAACCGATTAATGAACCAGAAGTTGATACAAGTAAAACTGAAGACCCAGAAGCTCCCAAAGGTGGCGAGATATAAATAAAACATAGGTATAGGATTTTTATCTCATGGATGAATTAATGAACTTGATGATTGCAGATGAATCTCCATCTGAAATTAGTGATTCAATAAAAAATCAATTATTTGCAAAGGCTACCGCAAGAATAGATGCTCTTAAGCCTGCGGTTGCGAATGCAATGATGGGTTATGAACTTGAGTCTGAAGAAGATGTAGAACCAGATGCAGAAACAGTTGGTGAACTTGATAATGCTGAAGAAGAAACCGAAGAGGAAGAGTAAATGGCACATCAACCAGTAGGTGATTCACAAACAATTACTACGTCTGCGACATCAGCGATGGTTCAATTTGCGGTTCAGTCTGATACAGTCAGAGTTGTTCCCACAGGACAAAATGTTCATGTAGCAATCGGCACAACGGCAGTTGCTACCACATCTGATTATTTTGTTCCAAATGGAACCCCTGCTACCTTGAACTTAGGTAGAGCGAGTTCAATGGGAATCGCTGATATCACAAAAGGAGCAGCAACAGTTATTACATTATCAGAGGGAATGGGTAATCCGTTTAAAGTTGATGATGTGTTAACTATTTCTGGTGTAACTGGCGTAACAGGATTTAACACAACTGCAAAAGTTGTATCAATTCAAGAAGCTAGAACGATTGGTTACGCACAATTTGGTGCAAAATTAACAGTTGATCACGATAGTCGAGCTCTTAACTCAGACAATGCAGTGACAACCGCAGCAGAGGCTAGAAGAACTTTAACCGTTGCTGCAAGAACTGATTCTGGATCAGGTAAATTATATGTTCAACAAGTTCAAATATCAGGAGCACAATAATGAAACTCATTACAGAAGAAATCGAACAGGTTGAAGTTATTGTTGAGAATCGCAACGGTAAGAAGAACTTGTTTATCGAAGGTGTATTCCTTCAAGGTGAAATAAAAAATCGTAATGGTAGAATGTATCCAATGCAAACTCTTGCTCGTGAAGTTGGAAGATATAACGAAAACTTTGTTGAAAAAGGTAGAGCTCTTGGAGAATTAGGTCATCCAGATGGCCCAACTGTTAATCTTGACAGAGTATCCCATAAAATTGTATCACTTAAAGAAAGTGGAAATAACTTTATAGGAAAAGCAAAGATTCTTAGCACTCCAATGGGTAAGATCGCATCTAATTTATTAGGTGAAGGTGTTAAACTTGGTGTTTCATCAAGAGGCGTAGGATCTTTAAGTAAAACAAACGAAGGATACAGTGTGGTAGGAGAAGATTTTACTCTTGCAACTGCTGCTGATATCATTGCAGATCCTTCTGCTCCAGACGCTTTCGTAGATGGCATTATGGAAGGAAAGGATTGGGTATGGGATGGTGGCATACTTCGTGAGAGGATTGCAACTAAAACATATAAACGTATCAACACTCTAGTTGATCAAAACAAATTAGACGAAAAAAAATTAAGCGTCTTTGAAGATTTCTTAGCAAATCTTTAAATATATAAATAAAAACAGATTATACAAAGGTAATTCGGAGAGTTCAAATGTCCCGTGGGAAAAATTTACAAGAAATGGAGAACGCCGTAACCAAAGGTGCAGCACCCGCTGAGCCCATGCAATCCATGGCAGGCGTGAGCTATGAAGACCTCGGTGGCCCAACTCCAGAAAATAATTCACCAACAGACGATTCTAATAAATTAAAGGATCCAGCTGGTGAAGGTTCATATGCAGCAAATCTTAAATCAGTAAAAGGCGTTATGGCTAAAACTAAAAAAGAAGAAGTTGAAACTGAAGAAGAAGTAGTTGCAGAAGACCAAACTTCTGAAGAAGAAGTAGTCGCTGAGGAAGAAGTTACTGAAGAGGAAGTTACTGAACTTCCAGAAATCACTGATGAAGTAGACATCGAAGATGATGTCAATGCACTTCTCGGTGGTCAGGAACTCTCCGAAGAGTTTAGAGAGAAAGCTAAGACAATTTTCGAGGCTGCTCTAAAGTCTAAAGTTACCGAACTTAGAGAGGCCATGGAAGCTCACTACGAAGCAAAGCTCGTAGAAGAGGTCGAAGGCATGAAAGACGAACTTATCGAGCGTATTGACTCTTACTTAGAGTACGTCGCAGATGAGTGGTTACAAGAAAACGCACTCGAAGTAGAGCGTGGTCTTAAGTCAGAGATGACAGAATCATTCCTAAGTGGAATGAGAAATCTATTTGAAGAACATTATGTATCAATCCCTGAAGATAAATATGATGTCGTTGAGAATATGGTAGACAAACTTGACGAAATGGAATCAAAACTCAACGAGCAAATCGAGAAGAATATAGCTATCACAAAGAGTCTCTCCGAGGCAACAGGTGGTAATATCCTTTCCGAGTTTCTGAAGGCTTATCAAGCACTCAGAAGGAAAAGCTCGCTTCACTTGCCGAAGGTGTTGAGTTTGAAAGTGAAGAATCTTATAAGGAAAAGCTTGAGACTTTAAAAGAGTCATATTTCAAGACTGCTCCAAAAAGAAGTGACTCGGAAGTGTTAACCGAAGAAAATGCGGCTGCACCAGCACCAAATAATGCAATGTCAGCATACATACAGGCACTATCTCATGCCACTAAAAATTGAATCTCAACTTGTTAATTAATCAAACGTAAACTTATTAGGTAAAACGCAAATGTTCAATGCAGAACAATTGCAAGAGAAGTGGAAGCCCCTTCTAGAACATGATGGAATTGATGCTATCAAGGACAATCATCGAAAAGCGGTTACTGCTGTCTTGCTCGAGAACCAAGAAAGATTTTTAACAGAGGAAAGATCATTCCTCTCAGAAGCTCCTACAGTAAATACTAACACTGGATCCAGTGCTGGTT